CAAGAACTTCAGCAGAAAGAATGTTAGCAAGTTCTGCTTCAGCGTCAAGACCATGGATTGCCTTAAGGTCTTGAGCGAGTTCTAGTGAATACTCAGCTTTTAGAGCGCGACCTTTTGCTTCAACAGCAACTTTCTCGATCGAGAATGACATCTCGCGGAAAGCGGTTGATGTCGAAGATCCTAGAGCTTCCTGAGTCGCGGTGTTCATACCACCGACAGCAGCATAATTACCAGGTGATGAAGCGTTAAGAACTGAAGGGTTAGTTGCGTTCTCACCAGTTGCAGCAGAATATGCACCGTCGTCTGCAGAGAATCCAGAAGGAGTCTCGTTGTAGAATGCTTCGTTGGTGAATACGTTTGGAGTTGCACCGTTACCATCGCGGTCAGCACCACGTTGTGAACGCATTGCGAAGATAAGTCCAGTAGGACCAGACATTGGTTGGACACCGCAAATGTCATATGCCATCAACTTAGGCATAGAACGGCGGATAAGGCTGATTAGAACAGGATCGAAACCAGCAACAGGTGGGTTAGCGCCTGAACCTGAGAAACCACCAGTACCAGCAGAGTTGGTTGGGGTCTCATTAAGCATTCCACGCTCTTCGCGGAGGAAACGCTCTTGGTTTTCTAGAAGAACAGCGGTGACTGCGCGTCTATGTGGATCTTTGATTGAATCGAGAGCAGTGGACTCAAGAATTGGTGACCACTTCTCTTGAAGGTGTTCTGAATTATACATTGGATTGATTCTCCTAGTGTTTGTTATTTTAGAATCTGTTAATATTTATAGAAGATGTCAGTTAGACCATCTTTCTAAAGCAGCTGCGTATGCAGCCATTGGACCCTCTTCAGAGATGACTTGAGTCTTCTCTACAAGATCTTCCGTAGAAGATACTTGTGATTTAGGGAAATAATTTTCTTTGATCGTTACGATCTTTTCACGATAAGATTCTTCACTAACGAACTCAACACCTTCTGCGAGAGAGGTAAGCTTTTCTTTTTGTGTTTGAGCAAGACCTTCGGAAATTTCTGCAATGATTCCATTCTTAATATAGTTTCCGACTGTCTGATTGAGCTCAACATTTATGTCGATTTGCTCATTGAGTTTCTCTTCCATTTTATCTAATGTCTCAGACATTTCTCCAAGAACATCATACTTATCTTCAGGGATTTCTACATAATGTTGTTCGAAGAGTCCCTTGAGACCAAGGATAAACTCTTCACTCAATTCATTACGTAATCCATTATCAACAGCAAGTTGATTTTCAACAAGCCATTGATCGGATACGTACTGAATGTGAGCTTCAACTTTTGTTTCTAGAGATTCTTTAATCTCTTCTAACTCACCCTGCATTTTTTCTTCGTAAACTTTTTCAAGTTTTTCGATTTCTTCTACAATTTTTGACTTAACAGCAGCTTCAAAAATTGTAGACGCTTTAAATTTGAATTCTTCGGAAAATTCTTCGCCACGTAAAAGTGCCTCTACGTCATCTTTTACGTCGATAGACATTTCTGAATTTACTTCTTCACTCTCTTTCACACCAGACTGACCAGGTGCAGAACCTTGGAGAGTAGGCATTGGATCAGGAGTGCCACCTGTTTTATTAACTACGTTAGAAACTTTCTTAGCTTTTGCTGAAACAGACTTACCAGGAGTTTCTTCCGTACCAGGTGCAGGTTTTGTTAATGGACCACCAAGATCTTCAGCAGAACCAGTCTGACCTGGAACAGTGTTGTCAATCTTTGGCATTGGATCACCAGGTTTTGCATTTGCAGTTACCTGTTGTTCTTCTAATTCAATATTTTTGTCGGACATGGTTTTCCCTCTAAAGAAAATGGTATTTTCTAATAATATTTATTAAAGTTGAATGTTACGTAATAGACTTTCAAATACTTTTAATTGTCTTTCTACGAGCTCATGATGCGGAGAATTATTCATATAAGACTTAGCCTGTTCGAGTTGTGACTCTTGCCAAACTCCCGCAGACCAAACCCAATCTACACCCTCCATAATTCCTTCAACAAAAGCATCTGGTGCTGAAGGATCTGCTACAATATCCGCAGCAGTAGAAAGCATAAAATCATCTTTGACTACATTTGTATCTCCTCTTTTTTCAATTGAACCAAGTCCTCTTGAAGAAACTCCGAGTTTTACACCTTCATCTAATAGATTTTTTGCAATTCTCCCCATTGGTGTTTCAAGAATTTTTGCCCTACCAATAAAGTTTTTACCTTCAGATGTAAGAGAAACAATCTTATGTGAAACACGATCTAGGTTAATAGTAGGTCCATCTGGGTGACCTAATTCACCCAGTGCTCTACCTTTCTGAATATAATTTTCAGAGTACTTACCTACTTCACGGCTTAACGTATCATATGGATACATTCTGCCATTGCGATTTCTGATGTCTGACTGTAAAAACACACCTTCAATGAAATGTGATTTTTTACCGCTATCTGAAGCTTCAGTTACAAACTGAACTTCCGTGATCTCTTCTGAAATAAGTTTCATTGTTCTGATGTTTCTCCTTGTTCCTCTGGATTTTCATCATGTATATTTTCTTCTGGTTCCTGACCGGTTGATTGATCAGGATCAAAAAAATGTTTTGCAATTTGCATTTTACGTGTTTGAAGTTCTTCAGAACTTTTTCCGTAAAGTGCATCATAAATTTTTTCATTTGCATTGATGTTATCTTTATTCAAAATAGCGTCAATGATTTCTTTTGATGTAGTGGTCATAATAATTTATGGTTTTTATTATTTATCAAATATTTCCTTTGTTGTAATCCGATGCGGATATTGCATCTGAAAATGCACTATCTAAATCAGTATCAACATTACTAGATGGAGAAGATTCATTAGATTGAGGTTCTCCCTCTTGATCCATACCCATCATTTCAGTAGGATCTTGAATAATCCCAAGTTGTTTTTCTTTTTCAATTTGTAAATCCATTTCCTCAATTTCTTCATCAGTAAAGTGAAGAATTTGCTTACGAATATAGTCAACAGAAAAATACTTTCCTATGTATGATTCCATCAAACCAACAGTATTTAGTCTTTCTGTAAGCAATTCATTATCTTTTAGTTCAGTAAAATGATTATCAAAAATATAATCATATTGAATATTTTCCTTTAAATTATCCCAATCTTCAGTAGTCATAATTCCTTTCAGAAGTAATTGAGTTCTGAGAAGATCATGAAAAAGTTCTGAAAACTTTTTGCGAAGACGACCAACAAATTTTGCAAATTTAAGTTCGTCTCTAGTTATTTCATTTGTTCTGCCGATAGTAAATGAAGATTCTTGTTCTAATCTCGACAGTGGAATATTTAGTGACTTATAAAGTTTTTTCTGAAAATACTTAACATCTTCCAATTCTCCAAGATTCTGACCACCGGGAAGAGTTGTGATTTCTGTTCCTCTACCACCTTCACGGCGAGGTAACCAGAAATCTTCAAGCATACTCATATGCTTGCGATCGTCTCTAACTTCACCTGTGTTTGAATCATACACAAGTTTATTTCTGTATCTACCCATCACTTCACGGAGATATTGTTCCGCTTTCATTTTTGGTAGATTACCAACATCAATATAGAAAATTCTACGTTCAGGAGCACGAGATAATCTATAGATTACTAATGAATCTTCAATCATTCTGAGTTGATTAACTGATTTAATCGCTTTATGAAGAAATGATAAAACCATATTTCTATTATGATCCATCAATCCAGAACTAACATAAGTTATAGCATCAGCAGCAATTTTTAATCCCTTTGCCTGTGTTGCTTTATATCCCGAAGGAAAATACATATAGTATTCAAGTACTTCTCCATAATCAAATTTTTCACCTACAGGACCTTTCTCTATGTTTGCAAATCCGTCCTTCTTTTTAATTACTTCTCTTACTTTCTTTATTTTAAGAGCATCAATATATCTTAGTTCTTTAATCCCCTCATTAGGTTTATCAAAATCAATCATTTTGTGATAGTGTAATCTACCATCGATATACCAACGACGGAAAATATCATGACACCTTTTATCAAAATTTAATAGACGTAATATATGTTTAAATTCTTCTCTAATTTGTTTTTTAATTTTTTCACTAACTTCTAAGTTAGATAATTCAATCTGTACCGGCGCAAAATCTAAATCACTACTAATAGATTCATTAATTACATCATCAATAGCACTATCACATTCTGGATGTAGAGCAATTTCACGATATTTTTTAATTAAATCAAAATCGTTATTGTTTTTTGGAATGCCATCGATATCTACATATTGACCAAAATAGGCACCTGCCGCTACTGTGGAGGTGCCATCATCGTTATTGGGAGGAGCGGGAGAAACAAGTTTTTCTTTTTTCTTACGCTCCTCAATGGAAAATCCAAATAATTGGGACATAGTATAAATGTGCGTGTATTCTTCCTACTATTTATCAAACACCAGTGTCGAGTGATGGATTTGATGCTTCGTAGTAGTTATACTGGAATTCAACCGTGAATTCTTCAATCTGATCATTTGACTCATAAGAGAGATCAATTGCAGATAATGATGAAGGCCATGCATCATAGAATTTATATCCACGAACAACATCCATCCCATCAACACCAGCTGCACGAATGTTTTGTGGTGTTTTACTTGGATTTTTTGAATCTCTACTTAATTGGAATACTTCCAGATCTACACAGTAACCTGGATTATCATCACCATAACCCAGTTGGGATACGTTTTCTGTTAAAGCATTGATACCTCTTGACCATGTTTCAAACGCTTTGCGAATTCCGAACTGACCATCATTTACGACGGTAACGGACCATGGTTCAAATGTTCTGTCACCAGCAACCTTTAACATTCTACCTCTGAAAGGAACATCGATAGTTCCGATAGTAGAAGCAGGAAGTTGAGCAGTTTTTACAAGAAATTCTGCTCTTTCGGTAAGAATGTTTGATGACTCAAGTGGGTCAATGTCAATAACTTGACCTAGTGTTGCTGGAAAATTTAGTCGGACCAGGAACAGATTGGGCCTGGCGCCACCATTAATTAATTTAGTTTTAAACTCTGAAATTCCTCTAGCCATTGGTTTGTCTCCTAGTAGTGTTTTTTTATAATTTAAGTTAGCTGATTAATTCATTGAAAGAAACACCCGTTCTAGTTGCAACGAAAGAAATTGTTATAAAGTTAATTGAACGTGCTGGTTTGATGAAAATTTCAGCAACCAATTCATTTCTATCAATAACATCTCCAGTGTTATTACTCGTATCGCATACAACTAAGAAATCGTAAATACCTCTTCTTCCTTGAATACCTCTCAAATAAGGTTCAATAGCAGATCTAAATCCAGATCTAGTTAATTCGTCATTAATTTCGAATAATTGATACTTGGAAAATTCAGCAATATTTTTCTCTATTTCTGTAAATAGACGACGAACATTAATTCTATCAAAAGCACTTGGAGTTGCAAGCGCAGTTTTATCACCAAATAGTACTATACCTTGACCAGGGAAAGCAACAATTGGATTGACTCTATTAGTATAAAGTCTATCTCTCTCAGCTTGTCTTGGAGAATATGCAAGTTTAGTGGCGTTACGAATTTGTCCTCTATTATAACCAGCTGGAGAGAACCATGTCTCTGAGTTAATCGTTGTAGATAAACAAATACCAGCTACATCAGCAGCGCATGGTACGTAACGATATACATCGTTATATTTATCATAAATGTACTTATAACCAGAATCATAGATTGCGAAAGAAGTACTTGGTAGAGTCTTAAAGAATGAAACTATATCATCAGTTTTCTTTGTTGATGTATTTGAATTAATAACATCGAGTCTTTCTGGCGATGCAACTACAATACAATCCCTTCTTAATTCAGCAATAGCGATTAGTCTAGTGACTGCTGATGCAGTAATTTTTCCTGGTACTAAGAAATCGATATCTCCAAATACCTCTGGATCTTTTACAAGATCATATCCATTTACAGTAGCATCATTAATATTAGATTCTTGAGTTGACCAACTATAATCAGAACCGCTTGCAAGTTTACGTGAAAAATCACCAACAGTAGCAAAACTAAACAACTTAAAGGTTGCATTTAATTGTGGACTATTAATTGAAGATGCAGTACCCGACTGCCCAGCAAGTGCTAACTCATCCGAAGCGGCAACAAAACTTTCATTACCTGGATAAATGAATGAAGAACTATTGGTAACAACCGTTTTCCAATACTTGGTATCACCTTCCGCTGATTTAGCATCAGTTGATTTAGATACATATGACAGAGTTTCCATAACCCCGTTTTTTTGACCACTGTAGACGCCATCGGTATCTACAACAACAATATGAAATTCGTCATACTTACCACCAGCTTCACTTACACTATTAGAAGTTCCTGGTTGTGGTGCAAGTGAACTCCATTTTTTACCAGTAGCATATTCTAATTCACCATAAGTATCATTACTAGTAACTGCAGTTACAGTTGCTATAGTATTGTTGGATGCATCCTTAAGAGCTTCAGTTCCAGTAAGTCTCTTTGTACTGTCCCACAGAGTAACTTCTATAGTGTCATTACCAATAGTCTTATATACATTACCCTTTGCACCACTTGAACCCCATGTAAAATAGGTTCCAGCAACTGGAAGAGAAGCACCGACTGTAGCAACATCAAACGTTAAGTTTGCACCACCGCCACCACCAAGATTAGCATCGGTAACAGTAATAGTATCATCTACTGCATAACCAGAACCTTTAGTGGTAATTGTAACTGTTGCAGCACCAGAACCGTTTACTACAATTGAGAAAGTAGCACCAACACCAGAACCAGCAGCGCTGTAATCTGAAGCACCGATTGTGTATGTGCCGGCAGTCCTTGATGCATCAGCAGCACCAACGGTATCCACAGTATCCACCTGTCCAGCAGCAGGTGTTACTGTTAGTCTTTGATCTGATCCGTGATCAACTACTGCAACTGAAATACCATTGAAATTTGATCCTGCCGTTCTTGCAGCCCACTGATAGGTTTTTGCAGAATCTGCAGTTGTTTCGAACTGATCAATGTTACCAATTAAAAGACTGGTGTCACTTGAATCATCGCTCTTAATGTTTGAATTCGAAAGTCCCAGACTTGTGCCTGTTCCGGGGCGAATTACTGCAACTACAGCACCATATTGCAATAGGGTGTTTGCAGCAAACCATGATTCATAATTATACTTATTTGGTTTACCAAATATTTCTACTAATTCTCTTTCGCTTGAAATATAGGTTACAGAGTCAGTAGGTCCTTTTTCTGCAGCAATTGAAACTACACCAATGTTTTGATCGGCTACATTAATTCTTGCTGTAAAATCAACCTCTTTTACTCTTACTCCTGGAGAAGCTAATGACATTTTTTATACCTCTATGAGATTTTTTTCTCAAAACTATTTATTGTTTAGTAGTTTTTCATAGGGGAAACAATGCATGAACACTTTACCAGTCAGGGTATACATCTTTTATTCTTGGGCCTGGCAAATATGGTATATCTTTCTTTTCTTTCCTAGATTTAATTACTCTTTTCTTTGTACACTCCTTACACTCATAAGAATATGATGATGGGAACATACCTCTATTCTTTCTAATGAGGTAAAATCCATCAATTAAATCTTTAGTGACACCACAAGTTCTACATTTTC